AAAGATAGATATTAATGAAGACGGAAGTGCTGTTATAGAGATGCTTAATGATAAAATATTTGCTTATGAAAATAATCCAACATTTGTTAATCTTTCTACCATGACAGAAATTCCTAGTACTGGAGATATATATGATCCAACTCTTGAAGGATTTCCTTTTGTTCGTCAATCTCCAAAGCCATTTGATTACTTTGAAGAGCATGGAAGATTTGCAGTGGTTGTAGATAATTTAGTTAAATTTTTACTTATCTTTGATCTAAGCACTGAACCTGGTCATAGAATGAACGCTATTTTTTCTAGCAACCCAGAGTTCCTTGAACCAAAAATTGAAGAATAATATTGGGTATTCTTCTAGTGGTATACTTATAATATGGAAAATTCAGAAAAGTCACCATGGGAACAATGGAAAGAAAATTTGGGTGAAACACGCCCATGGGACCTTGTAAACCCAATTTCAGTCAGAGTGGATGAAGAAAAAGCAAAAGAAAGATATGATATTTGTTTGTCTTGCCCAGAACTAATTAAATTAACAAAACAATGCAAAAAATGTGGCTGTTTTATGTCAGCAAAAACAAAACTTGAAAAAGCAGTATGTCCAATTGGAAAATGGTAAATGAATAAAGATGAAATTGCACCAGGAATAGTTATATATTCCGATGTTATTGATAGTTATCAAACTCTTGTAAGCGATATTGAAGAGGGTTTAGTTTCTTCAAAACTATCTTGGATTTCTGCTGGTGTTGATGGTGGACTAAACAAGAATGTTCGTGACACAGATTCAATCTCAATTCCTTTTATAGATGGAATTGTTGATGATTTCATAAACTTTCAAGATGCTTTTAATAAAACTCTTTCAAATATATTTTACGACAATCTTTTTAAATTAGAAAAAGATTACATGTCATCATTTGGAGTATCTTTTTCAGACCACGATGCCTATCAAATTTTAAAATATGGTACTGGACAAAAATTTACAAATCATATTGATGATCACCCAAATTATCATAGAAGAGTCTCTAGTCTATATTATATAAACGATAACTACTCTGGCGGAGAAATTAATTTTCCAAGATTTAACATTTCTTATAAACCGAAAGCAAATGAAATGATTATTTTCCCATCAACATATGTATACAATCATTCAGTTTCTCCAGTTACAGAAGGAACAAGGTATGTTGTTGTAAGTTGGATAAAATGAAAAACCCAATTATTAAAAATAATATTTTAATTAAAGAAGATTATGATAAGTTGGTAAATTCTGTTTTAGATTTTAAAAATTTTGAATATCAAAATGGTTTCTCAAGATATGTGGTTGCAGATAATAAACTTTCTATATTGAAAGAAATTGCAAATACGCTAATTCCAACTGCAAGAGAAATATTTGATAGTAAAACTCTTTTACCAACCTATACACTGTTTGCACATTATGAAGGTCAAGACCCAGAGCCAAGCCTATACAAACATAAAGATGACAATGCCTGCACATACACAATTGATATGTGTGTTTATCAAGATGAGCCATGGGATTTGTGGGTAGAAGATAAAAGTTATACACTTTATCCAAACCAGGCATTAGCATACTATGGAAATGATCAGTTACATTGGCGTCAAGAATTTCCTAATCCAGAAACAAATAAAGTTGCTATGATATTCTTTCATTTTGCAGAGCCAGACCATTGGTATTTTACAAAAGGTCCTTCATATTTGTCGGTTATTAGAAAAGAAATAGCAGAGGATGACTGGATTGAGCAAAAATAAAGTAATTATTAATGCCTGGACTGGAATGTTTGGAATTAGAATGCACGAATATGCATTTGCTAAAACGTATGCACATAAAAATAATATGGATCTTGAACTTCTTTCAAACTGGGAAGGATCTGTAATGTTTAAAAATGCAACAGAGCCTTTAATAGAGTTTCCAGAGTTAAGAGAATATTTAAAAAATAGTAACATACCAATAGCAGAAAGAAACAAAGAAACATTAAAATATTATCCAGGTTCAATATACTGGAACGCAAATTGGCACCCAGAAGATCCATACAAAAATAATAATTGTTCTATTGTTACTAATGATACTAACGCATATCAGGAGTCTATATTTGATCAAATGGAACTTTCTTATATAAAGCATATTTTTGAGTTAAGCGATTTAATAAAAGAATCAGAAGTTTACAAGCACTGGGAATCAAAAGCAGGAACATACGATGTTGCTCATCTTCGCAGAGGAGATATTGCAGATATTAATTACAATCTTAATAATGAACAAGGATATTCTGTAGTATCAAAAGATTCTTATTTTGCTGCTTTTGAAAAGTTTGGGTACGACAAAGACAAAATCGAATGGATATCAAATGATCACACCAAGAAGTGGCATCAAGATAGACCAGACATGATCTTTTTGCCATGGTCTTATCCAGAAGGTGCTCAGTTTGATGAAAAGTTAGGATTTGATTTTCTTGATGATTGGCTAAAAATGTATTTTGCTAGAACAATATTTAGAGGAAATAGTAGTTTTTCTTTTTGGGCAGGACTATTGTCTCCAACAGCCAAAGTTTATTCTCCAGTTGTTGATAAACAATTAATATATGGACGTAACGGAATTACAGAGGAAATAGATTTAGATTTTACTGAGGGTAATGAAAATCATTGGATGTATTCTGGAACAGATAGAAAGATAAGAATAAGATGAAAACAGCATTGGTTTTAGGTGCAGGAGGATTTATCGGCAGCCATATGGTTAATAGACTTAAGTCTGAGGGATATTGGGTCAGAGGTGTTGACTTAAAACATCCAGATTTTTCTAATACACAGGCAGACGAGTTTATTGAAAGAGACCTTTCTGTTTATGAAAATGTTGAAAAGGTAATTCAGTTTAAAGGTTATCAAGGAAACTTTTATAATGAGATTCCTTATAAGTTAATTACTGGGTTTGATGAAATTTACCAGTTTGCAGCAGACATGGGTGGTGCTGGTTATATATTTACTGGAGACAATGATTCTCAGATTATGGAAAACTCTGCACTAATAAACCTTAATCTTCTTAGAGCACAATCAAGACTAAATGTTAAGTACGATATTAATAAAACCAAAATATTTTATTCGAGTTCTGCCTGCATGTACCCTGACTATAAGCAGTTGGATGTCAATAATCCTGGACTTAAAGAGTCTGATGCATACCCTGCAGATCCCGACAGCGAGTATGGCTGGGAGAAACTGTTTAGTGAAAGAATGTTCTTAGCCTTTAATAGAAACAACAAGATTCCTGTAGCGATTGCCAGATACCATAATATTTATGGACCAGAAGGAACTTGGGATGGTGGAAAAGAAAAGGCTCCTGCAGCAATGTGTCGAAAAGTTATACAGTCAGATGGCTTTATAGAAATTTGGGGGGATGGAGAACAAACTCGTTCATTCCTATACATAGATGAATGCATAGAGGCAACAAGAAGACTAATGCAATCAGATTTTACTGGTCCTGTTAATATAGGGTCTGAAGAAATGGTTACTATAAACCAACTGGTTGACATTGCTTGCAGTATTGAAGGCAAAGTTTTGAGTAAGATGCATATACCTGGACCTTTGGGAGTTAGAGGAAGAAATTCCAATAACGACCTGGTTAGAGAAAAGTTGGACTGGGATTATTCAATGTCTCTAAGAGACGGAATTGAAAAAACCTACAATTGGATACTCAAAGAAACAAAAAAGAACCCCTCCTAAGAGGGGTCCTAATTTGATATATTACTTAGGAAATTTAGCCATCCAGTATTTGGTTCTTGGAGTGATGCCCTTCCATGAGGACCAATCTTCTCCACCATTTGTCATATAGTATGCAATCTCTGCATTCTTAACGGGATTAAACAATTCAGCATTTGACTCAAGATCAAACTTGGTTCTTCTGTCAGGACCAAGGTTATCGATCATATTAATTTGAAACATGCCATAAGAAGAGTCACCAGTCTTGTGGTTTCCGTTAAAGGCTAATGGGCGACCATTAGATTCCTTCTTTGCAACTGCCCAAGCAACAACAAGGTCTTTACCCTTGAATCCTACTAGTGAAAGCAGTTCTTTTAGTTCTAAATCAGTCAGAGAAACCTTATTCTCAAAACTCTCTAACTTTTTTGCCTTAGAAACCAAAAAAACCTCTTTCGAGGTGGTTTCCGATATCTGAGCCTGTTTAAGGCTAAGGTTGTTCTTAGTATCTAGTTCTGGGGTAGCATTAGCGGCATTCGAAAATACAGTCACAACTAATACGATACTGAGTGTGCTAATGATCTCTTTGTTTCTTT